GGAATAGGATCCAAGGGTGGCCCCGGTGGCCCGGTTCAGCTGGTAAACGGTGGTTCCGACCACGGCATACACGGACTCTCCGCTGACCGCCACGTCCTGGACCACCGCCACCCCGCCGGACGGCTGAACCGACCATAGCCGGCTCGAATAGCCGAAATCGTCCCGGCTGTATGCCGTGACATATCCGCCCTCTGACCCCAGGACCACAATGGCCCCGTCCGTGGCCACCGTGGATCCGTCCCCGTCCGTGTCACTGGCATGACTCGAAGCGGTCCGGCGCCGGTACAGAAAACCGCCCCACACGGTCTCGCCGCCCTGGTATTCATCGACCAGGCCCACGGCCCCCGCCGGCAGCTCGGAAATAAGGTCCGCCAGGCTATCGAACACACGGTGATTGCTGTGCAGGTAGTCAATCCACTGGTAGATGTTCCACCTGTACCAGTTGTCCCAGGTCCTGGGTGGGATGTCACCCGCTACCCATCCCAGATCGGTCTTGGCTTCCCCCGGGTCCGTCCGTTGACTGGCCCCGTCCGTTGCCCATTCGGTGGTTCTTGTCGGTATGCTTCCCTGTTCTGACACGTCAATCCTCCATACATTCCGCCCAGATCCCAACGTCGAACCCGGACGCTTCCGGATCGTCATCGAATCCGAAGTAGGGCCGGACCCCCTCCACTAGCCCGCAAAGGTTCACCCCCGCCATCACCGCGGACTGGGTCATTCTGGCCGTCCGTTCCCTGGCATCGTCCGTCAGGGGCGCGTCCACCACCACGGACACCATGATGGTGTGGGGATAGGCCTCGGTCAGGCGGACGTTATCGCTGTCTGTCAACCTGGACACCACGTCCAGGATCACGTCCCCCTCGCCGTCACTATCGTCAGCCGCCACCCGGGCCCGCAACACCCGCCTGTAATCGTCGTCCTCCAGACCGTTCCGCGGTTCGTCCAGCAGGGTCCCGTACTGGTCAAGGTTGACCCCGGTGGCCTGGTCCAGGGTCCGCTCGACTACCAAGGACCACGCCGTATCCTCGGCGATCTGGATCTGGGACACCAGGACGTCCACCAGGTCCTCCACATGGGGCTTCCCCTTGAAAAGGCCTATCAGACGCGCCTTGGCACGTTCTACCAGGTTTTCAATGTGGGTCAGGTCAGCCATACCACCCCCGGGTCAATACACGCTGGAATTGACCACGATGTCACTGGCCGGCGTTTCCACCGTGGGCTTTTGGTCGTAAGCCACCGTGACCGGCGCCGCCGATACCGCCGCCGGTTTTTCCGCCAGCTCCACCACCGCCGTCACGATTCCCGGAACCGTCCCGAATGCCGCCCCCACCTCATACGGCGTGACGTCCTCTCCCACGTCCAGGGCCTCGATGAAAGCCACCACAAGGTCCGCTACCTGATCGTCCCCGTCCGCCGGATAATCGGCGTCCACTTCCAGGGTGATTTCCGCCTTGATTTTGATCTCTGACACCCAGGTCCATGACAAGGTGTGGGTCCGCCCCTTGACGTCCGTGGCCGTGTCGGACGTGGTCCCATGGGTGTTGGTTCCCGCCCCCTTACAGACCCACAGGGCCGCCGCCACATCGTCCGTATCCAGGGTGTCCGGCGCCAGGACGATCTCCACGCTGTGGGCCGGCCGGCCGTCACCGTCCACCGTATCCGTGGCGTTTTCCACCCCGTCCACGTGGGTGGCCTCGGTCAGTAGCTTTGCAAGCTTTGTGATAATGCCGTCCAGCGTGGTGGTCCCCTGTTTCGCCGTCCGCATTCGCTCCAGCAGTTCCGCGTCCGTTTCCACATCGTCCCCGGGTTCCGCGTCCGCCGTGCTTTCCACCGCCGTCCATCCGGACACCGGCGTGACAATCGCGTCAATCGTCCCGTCCAGGGCCTCGATGGACCCGGATTCGGTACACTGCACCGTCCCGGTCCCCGTGCCACCGCCGCCGATGGTGATGGCGTCATTGACCACTCGCCACTGGTTCCCCTGGTCATCGGCGACTAGCTTGTCTACCTGGATCACCACCCCCACCGTCCCGGTACACAGGACCGGCGCCGTGCTGTGGGTGGCCGGCTGTCGGATCAGGCCCCGCAAATCGGCCAGGTTGCCCAGGGCCGTCCCTTGTGCATTGGCCGGGTTGAACGCGTCATACAGGGCCTGGAGCGCCCCCCACACGGTGGACAGGGCGTCCGCCACAAGTCCAATCATCATCCCCAGCTCGCCGTCCGCGTCCAGGTTGACCCCGTCCCCCCACTTTCCCCGCGCCGCCGTCTGTAGGTCGGTCAAAAGGTCCGCCAGCCGCTTGGTCACGAATCCCTGGTCAGTCAGTCCCGCCATTGTTCCACCTTCACGCCGGCATGATAGCCCCGATGGGCCGTATCAGCAGGATCAACATGGCCGGCCCCATCGGTTCCCCTTCCGGGATCCCCTCGATGGGACCATAAATCGTGGACGCCCGGAAGCTCACGGACAGGTGCCGGGTGGCCCGGTCCCATACGGGCCGGAAGTAGTCCAGCGCCACCACGTCCGGACACGTGACGATCTGTTCCCGCATCAGAGCGGAAATCACGGACAGGTCCGGACGCTTGACGAACACCTGGCCCCGGTAGTCAATCCCCTTCCGGATGTCCAGGAACCACTCACTAAGCCAGGTCCCCAGGCGCATCCGTAGGCGTTGACACACGGCCTCGGCCCCCGTGACCCGGCGGAACCGCCCGTCAGTCAAGTCCAGGTCGCCGTCCGCGTCCAGCCCCCATGTCAGAATGTCCGCCATCAGCTCACCGTCCCCGTTGCGCTTCCTGTCCCTGTAGTAGACCCCACGTGGCTCCCCGGGTCAACAGAACATGCAATCCCCGCCGCTACGGTGCTAGAAACCTCGGCGTTAGACGTGATGTGGTCCACAATGGCCCCCGCTACCACCTGCCATATGGCCTTTCCCAGATCCTCGTCATCGCCGCGGACATAGCCGGCCGTTTCCAGGGCGTCCCAGATTTCCGCCCCAAGGTTGTCGGCATTCATGGCCATGGGTCAAGCCTCCATGATGGTGGCCAGCTTGGCTTGTATGGTGGCCAGCTTGGCTTGTGTTGCCGGGTCCAGCGGATAGCCGCCACAGGTGGCCACCTGGAGCGCCCCTAGCAAGTCATCGATCAGGTGTAGCAGGTCCACGTCCGCCCCGGTGTAGGCCTTCCGCCGGCCAATCCACAGTTTATGGTCATCGGTCACCCGGAACCGGCCGCCGGTCTGGTTGGCCTCGATGGACCCCCACACCAGATCGTCCGGCTGGTCTTGTCCGAAAGGTGGGGTTGGGTCGGTCAGCGGACCCACCCCTGGCCATACCACGGCGTCCGCCAGGTCCAGGATCCGGGTCCCCCCCGGTGGCCGCTTCCCGCCGTATTCCAGCCACTGGTCCAGGGACCGCTCGCCGAACCACAGCCACACCGAATCACCCGCCGCCAGTGGCCATTGACCCGCGAATCCACCGCCCCGCGGATAGGCAATCGGGCAATCCTGGATCACCGGCCAGTCCGTCCCATCGTCCTCCTGTAACCACGGCGACACGTCCGCCGTGGGCGCCCGGGTTGCTGTCCCTGGTGTGTAGGCTTCCACCCGGGCCGGAATGCCGAAGTGTAGGCCCTTGACGTTTTCACGCATGGCCTCGCGTAGCAGGTAGGCCAGCTGTGACCCTATGGCGCGCGGTCCGCTCACGTTCCGATTTCCGACCCTTCCACCTGGCATTCCCAGGTGGAATCATGGGTATCACCCACGAACTTGACTTTATTGGCCTTGTATCCGCCCGTGAAGGCCTCGGATTCCAGGCGCACCATACGGCCAGGGCGCATCCTGGAATCCAGCAGCTGAACCCACTCGATGGCCCGGTCATCGCCAGGGGACCCCGCGTCCCCCTCGGACACCTTCCGGCCTTTTTTCGCCTTGCGCTTGGGGACCCCGATCAGTCCCGTGGATGGGCTGACCACCTGGGCCTCGGTTTCGACATTGCCACCCGCCGGCACGATGACTAGCTGTTCATCCTGGACCCACCATTCACACCCCGATTCACGGCATATCCAGTCCAGGTATGTCGCCACGGACCCGAACATGGACACCCCGTGCAGGTAGGTGACATCGGCCAGGCCTTCCGCATGGCGGACCGTGATTCCTAGGGTGTTCTGTAGCTCCGCGAACACTTCGCCCAGGGTCACCCCGGGACGCATGGCCAGGGACACTTTCCGCTCGCCGATCACCAGGTCCCCGTCCCCCGCGTCCACCTGGATCACCCGGTCATCCAGCAGCTGGACCTCGGTGATGTCGCCGCGGAACAGGTCCCCGCTTCCCGTGGACACATATCCCGCCGCCACCGTGATCCCCTTCCCGTATTCCTGGATCCACTGGCGTGAATCAGGCCTCAAGCCATACAGCAGGACCTTTGCCGTGTTGGGGTCCCGCCCCCGTGTATGGGTGATGTCAAACGAAATCCGTAGGTCTGAATCAGGGCCGTGGGTCCAGGACCGTCCCAGGACCCCCTCCGTCCTGACCATCACCTGACATTGCCGGATCCAGTATGCCACCGCGCCCCCTCGTTACCATTCGTGGTCCGCCGTGATGTAGGCCAGGAAATGACTGGACCCCAGGCTGTCACGCCCGGGTGGTTCGCCACCCCGTCCCCGGCCATCATAGGCGCCACAAATAAGCTTCCCGTCCGGCAGGATGGACGTATCCGCCTGGTAAGGCGCCAGCAGGTTCAGCCCAGGGACCACCCGGACCCCGGCCAGCAGGGACTCGCCGGCCGTGGATTCAAGGTCCAGATACCAGGCCTCGGTCCGCGTACACCACCGCAGGCGGACCCGGTACACCCGATCCCCTAGTGGAACGCTGACCACCTGACAGGCGAACTGTGGATCTATGTCCAGGATCCGAATCATTCTGGCACGGCCTCCTCTTCGTCCCCAAGACCCAGCAAATCATACAGGATCGAATGGTGGCGTTCTTCCCCTTCCGTCCCGCCGGCCGGTCCCCGGTCCGCTTCGCTGGCCGCGTCCGCCGCGTCAGCCGCGAGCCATTCTTCCGGGATCCGGATGTATGCCGGCGCCACCCGCCGGATCTGACGAAGGGTCAGGGTGAACTCGATGGATTGACCCGTGTCAAAGTCGGACCGTGGCGTAAGGCTGGTAATCACCAGGTCCGTGTACACCCGGAGGCCCGTGGTGACCGTCATGGTTTCCGCCCGGTCCATCATGGACCGGAGCGCCTCGTAGGCTGAAATGGACCGATTTGGCGGCGGATCGTCTATCCAAATCGGCGTGTCCGTCTGTTCCACCACCAGGGTCAGCTCGAGAGGCTTCCGCCGGTAGTGTTCGGCGATAGGCGCCCCATCTTCCAGGGCATATTCCGGGACCTCGGCCGTTTCCGCCGGGCTTTCGGACACGATAGCGTCGAACACCAGGGACGTCCCGCTGGAATCGTCCAGCCGCGCTCCCCAGTCCCTGGGTTCCCGTATCAGGACCACGTCCGCCATTAGTGCAACCTTCCGCTTGTCGCCGGGGCTGTCTGTCGTCCGGCCTCGGTCAACGCTTCCGTCAATGCCCCTACAACCGCCGCGTTGGTCGCGTCAGCCACCGCCTGGGGTTCGCTTGTGGTAGCCGTCACGCTCACATTCAAAGTCCCCACGTTGGCCGTGGGTGGTGCTGGCGCGAATCCAGGAAGTATGGTCCGGAACACCTCCTCGGGCGTAGCCGGCCCGGCCATAGACATCCTGGTCCTGGCCCCCGCCAGGGCCGCCTCCACCTGTTCCCCACTGGGCCCCGTGATTCCCAGGAAGTCCCCGATCCCGCCGAACACGTCCCGGATCCGTCCTGGGATCCCGGCGATCTTGTCCCACAGGGCGTCAAGCTTCTCCATGACCCAGTCCACCGCCCCGCCAATCCAGGCCTTGATCTCGTCTACTATCCCGTTAACCCATTCCCCGGCCATCATAACGTGTTCGTCGAACCAGTTGAACGCGTTGTCCAGGGTCACAAATAACCAGCCCAGCGCCTCGCCGATGGTCTTTCCCACGTCCTGGACCGATTCCACCACGGACTGGACGAACATGACGATTTGCGGGCCGTGTTCACTGATCCAGTCAATGACACTGGCAATGGCCCCCTTCAGGCCCCCCTCACCGCGCCAGGCTTCCGCCAGCTCGCCCAGGGCCGATTCCCCCCCGGTCACCAGGGCCCATATGTCTTCTAGTAGCAGCAGGACCCCGACCACGAGCCCTAACATGGCCGCCTTGAATAGCTGGGCTTTGGTGATGGCCGTGGTGAAAAACCCGCCCACCGCCTTGACGGCCCCGGCCAGGCGTCCCAGGTTGGCCACCACGGCGTAAGTGACCAGGGTGGTCAACACGATCTTCAGGGCCATGGTATGCTTCGTAAAGAACTTTATGGCCGCGGTCAGGATCCGGACGGGTCCCTGGATCAGCGCGGACAGGATTGGCGCGAGGCCCTGTTCGCCGGCGATCAGTTCGGTCAATGACGCGAGTAGCTCGTTCAGGTCCTTGGACGCGCCGGCCTTCCCTACGCTGGTCATCCAGATTGCGATTACGTCGCCCAGGTTGGACATAACGCCGGTCAAGGTGTGCATTTGTCGCGCCATGCCGCCGGCGTATTTCATGTCTGACATTTCGACCAGGGCCTCCTGAACCCCCTGGGCTGTCCTGTCCACGGTCCGGACGATTTCCTGGCCCCGGTGGAACCACCGCATGGTGATCTTCCGGCCTTCCACCTCGGTCATGATTCCGAACTGTCGGATCGGCTCGGTCCGGCCGTACACGGCAGATCGGGCCGCTTCCGCCACGTCCATGATGGTGGCCCCGGGCCGGCCGATGGTGATGTTCCCCAGCGCGGTCAGGACCCGGTCCGACGTGTCAAACGCAGCATTGGCAAGGACAATAAAGGCCTGGGTGACCTCGTGAAGGCTGAAAGGCGTGGTAGCCGCGAACCGCCGGATCTGGGAAAACGCCACGTTGGCCTCCTGGACCCCGCCCGTCACGGTTTCCAGGCTGGCGTGTAGCATTTCCGCCTCGGCATTGGCCGCGTATAGCCTGTGCGCGAACACCCCAAGGCCCACGGCCATCCCCAGGTGGCGCAACATGCCACCGATCCCCATACCCATCCCCGCCACCGCTTGGGTGGTCTGGGTCAGATTTCCCTTGATGTTGGTCACGATCCGGCTGGCGTCCCTGGCCGCCGCCTTGTCCACCCCGAATCCGAAGTATGTAAGCAGCTCACGAACTACCACGGCCAGGATCCTTCAGGGCTTGATGTCCCCCGGTTTCGGCAATAGCAACCGCTCCACGTCCAGCGATATCAAGGCCCCCACGAAGTCATCCGTTGACCATTGCGTTTGTAGGTCGATCAACGGGTCCCGTCCCAATCGCCATATCGCCCACGCCACCCCCTGGCCGCCCATCCGTTCCAGCAGCTTCAGCCGTGCCTTTACCCTCGGGTCGCCGTCCTTTTTTTCAGGGCTGTCAGCCACCCCACTGACAGCCCACCGAACAAATTTCGGTAGTTGAATTGAAGGATCTCGGCCATCACCAGGGCCATTTCCAGGTAATTCCCAGCATAGGCCTCATTGACAACCCAGTGTTTTTCGGAAGGCGCCACCGCCATGGGGCTGAACAGCTTACCGTCACGGATGGACCGATCCAGAAACCGCTTGACCAGCTTTGACCCGCCGGCCTTGATCACCTTGTGGGCTAGTTCGTCAATGGCCTGGCCAATCCTGACCCCGTCAATCGGGGCGTCCAGGATGTCCTCGCCGGCGTCGTCCAGGTCCCGGTCCGGGTCGTCCGGGTCGTCCCGGGAACCGTCGCCGGCGTCCGGGTCGGGTGGCCTGGGCTGAACCCACGGACGGTCCTGACGGCTCTGTCCGCGTTCGCCCATGACGGCGTCAATCAGGTAGCCCACCGATTTCCCCACGGTGGTCCCGATCTCGAAAAACGTATCGATCCCGGCTTCCCCGGGTAGCTGTTTGATCGTGTACTGGTGATCCTCGCCGTCCGCGTCACGGACAACGAAATCTAGGGTCTTGAGAGCCATGCCTTCCCCCTATCAGACCCGCCCACGGGACGGGTCAGTCTACGTCAGGGACGCATCCGCCAGGGCGTCCATCAGGGACCGCTGTCCCGGAAGCGGGACATATTCGATCCGCGCCAGCTGGAGAGACCATTCCCGCTCGCCGGCTTCCGCCGCGAATGACTGACGGGGCGGTCCGGCAATCCAGGATTTCGTGGACACGATTTCCTGACCACCGTTCAGGTCCATCAGGCTGAACGGGAACATTCCCCGGCCGGTCAGCTGGTCCAGTAGCCTGGCCGCTTCCAGTAGCGCGTTGGACTTGGCGCACTGTGCAACCTTGATTGTGGCCGTCCCCGATCTGGACCCCGTGGCGGAACGGGTCACCGTCCCCGTGGCGTATTCTTTCATGGTCCAATCCGGATTGGCCCGCTCGATGGTGCAGACGTCCCCCTCGCCCCAGCCGGACAGCTCGATGGTGCCGATGGTGACCACAACGTCCTGTAGTCGGTAGGTGTAAGCTGTATCCTCTGCCATGGTGTTCTCCCTGTATCCAAGGGCCCCCGCCTGTCCGGGTTAACCCAGGGACGTGGTCAAGGTGCCTGTGATGGTGGTGGTGTGAATCGCGCCTTCCAGGACGGCCGAGAAACTTCCGGTAAGGGTCCGCGCGTCCACGTCCGCCTGGTCCACATCGGCCCGCCGTGGGAAGGTGACCGTGCTCTCGTGCTTCATGAAGTGCCCGATTTCTTCCCCCCGGGTCAGCCGTGACCGGACCACCCCCGCCACCTTCCCGATCCCCTCGTCATCATAGGGGACCTTGGAATTGCGGTTGCTGGCCCGGCGGAACAGGCCCCGCACATCCTCGGCCAGGCGGACCTCCAGCCAGTCCCTGGACACCACGCTGTCGATGTAGTGGCCGGCCGCCACCTTCCCGCCGAAGGTCGCCCCGATTCCGTCCGGATCTTCCACGTAGATCCCCGCGTACTTCCCCAGCGCGTAACCCTGCTCGGCCGTGGTCAGTTCGTCCGGCGTCACCCCGGCCAGGGTGGCATGGTCCCAGGTGGTGGACGATTCGTCCGGGTCACACGCCACCTTCAGACCGACCATGGCCTCGACCGCCGGAACGTCATCATCGGAAAAATACCTGGTGTGACACCCCACATACGCCAGCCCCTTCAGGACGGACGCCACGTCCGTGGACGCGGACGTCAGGATGGCCGCCTCGCTGGACTGGAAAAACCCCACCCGCGGACGGTTCCCGTCAATCCACCGGGCCGCCTCTTTGATGTTTCCGGACGCCCGGCTTTCGATACACAGGCCCCACCAATCGGGATTTTCGGCCAGGATGGCGTCCAGGGATTCGAAGTATCCGGCGTTCGCTGTCGGATGGGTCAGGGTCAGCTTGCTGCCTGGTGACGTCACGGAACACGTGAAGGGGATCCCCGCTACGTCCGCCGTCAGGTCCATGTCCTCCGTCTTGTCAGCCGCCGTCACTGGTTCCGATCCGGCGTTGATCAGACCGACCAGGGCAGCAATGATCTCCCCGGCTGTTTTGCTGGACGCGTTGTAATCAAACGCCGTCCCGTTGATCGTCACGATGTAGTGACCGTCGCCAGGCGTGGCGCCACACGCCACATTGTCCACCTGGGCCGTCATGGTCCCCAGCTTTCCGGCCAGGAACGTGGCCGGCCGGAAGGCCTGTCCCATCAGACGGGCCGCCGCCAGATACTCGTAATCGGTGCTGGTCAGCCCCGCGTCATCGTCCGCCAGCAGTTCCGCCGCGCTGGAGTATTCCTTCACCAGGACCGCCGCGAATGCCAGATTGGACCCCACGATCAGGACCTTTCCAAGGGCCTCGGTGGCAATCACCGGGCTTTCTATGCCGATGTTCAGATTGATCACGTCCAGAATTGAAGCCATGTTTTAGGTCTCCTCTTCGTCCAGTTCCGCGTCCAATGGTGGCCGGTCACCGTCGTCCACCTGGCCGTTACCAATGACCCTCTCGATGGTCCCGCCCGCTTCCGTGGCACTGACCACAGTGTATTTCCATCCTACGCGGACGTCCACCGCCGCGCGTTTTTCCCACCCCGTGTCAAGTATCCCGGTCAGGTCCCGCGTGTCCGTGACCTCCTGAATCACGATATCGTTAGCTTGTGCGATGGCATTGGCCGTCCGTAGGTACTGGGATTGCCTGACCGCTTCCAGGGTGTCCTCCGCCTCGTCACTGAATACCTGCAAACTGGCCGTGGCCCGCCGATGTCCCGTCAGCTGGACCGTAGCCGCGCCCCCCACCGCCGGACCCGTCAGCCGTTCATCATGCCCGATCCGGATCGTAGGCGTGGTGATGGATATCACCGCGAACGGCCGATCTGGCTTGGGACCCTGGATCTTGTCCAGATAGACCTTGTCCGCTGTCATGCCGGCCGCCGCCACGAACCACGCACGGATGGCCTGTTTCAGTTCGGACTTGGTCATGGGGTCACCTCGTCCTTGCGGACCAGCGCCAGGGACCTGTGTGGAATCACGGATCGGGTATGGGATAGGGAATGCGCTACGTATTCCAGCCCGTCAATTACCACCACGTCCGGAGGCCCTTGGCCGTCCACCGTCCGAAGGGTCGCCGTGGTCAGACCGACCAGGACCTCGCGCGCCCGCCACCCTTCCGGCAGCAGCTGAATATCACGCCCGTTAGCCGGCTGAACGGACATCATGACGGCCAGCTCGACACACGGGCCGGCCTCGTAGTGTCCATCCACGTTTTCCCCGGTTTCGTATCGCCGGACAATCACCAGGCTTTGACCCAGGATGGTCATTCCCAATGTTCCTCCGTCGATTCGGCGAATTCGGATCCGGGCTTGAAGGTGAACGTCGGGACGTTCCGGATCTTGGCCTCGAACCACGGCCGCCCCATCATGGCCCCCGTGTCCCGCAGGGGCGCGTTTACGTCCCGCTTTCCGCTTCCCTTCCGCCTCTGGACCGATGGCGCGTTAGCCGCCGCCCACGCCGTGGCCGTCCGTATGGATTTGATGATTTCGTTCCTGGCCATCATTCCTAGCCGGACAAGGATTCCGTTCAGGGTGATCTGACCAAGCAACCATACAGAATGCCATCGGGCGATGGCGTCCCGGTATTTCTGTTCGTTGTTATCGAAGGCCCGGCGCATGAAGGGCCGCTCGGGAATCCCGGCCCCAGGGGCGCCGTATTCATTGATCAGGGCGTATTCCCCGATGGTGGTCCCCTCCTTGTTCGTCTGGTCCGACCCGCCCCAGTATCCCACCCGGACCCCGTTGGAGGCATAGGTTCCACCCTCGGCCGTGACCTGGTCCACGATCCGCTTGAAACCCATGTCCTTGTCCACCACGATGTTTTTCACGCCACCGCCGTCAGTAGTTGGTCATCCGGTACTGTTGCCAGTACCGAAGCGCCCCCGATAAAGGATCGTCCTTGTAGGTCCTGGACAGGTCCCGCGCCCGTTCGCTGGTGACCCCAAAGGGGGACCCCAGGAAGGTCGCCTCGATCCACTTCAGACACCCGACCTTGACCATTTCCGGGATGTCGTCCTCCTCGCCGTCCGCGTCCAAGAACAGGTTGCAGCAATACCCATCGGCCGCCGCCTTGCTGGCGACAATCAGGCTCTCCAGGTAGGTGTCCGCGTCCCCGGTGGTCAGGCCCAGCCGGGGCTTGACGTCGGACTCAAGGTCAATCGTCAGCCGATCTTGTACCGCCGTGATGGCCACCTGGTCCTCCGTTCCCGCCTGGGCGCCTGGGTGCAACCGTTCGGCCGCCGCCCAGGCGTCCGCCATGCGTTCGTAAAGTTGATCCGGATATCCCTGGACTTGCCACTGTCCAGTGGACCAAAGGTACAGCAGGGACAGCCGTGGCTTATCGGTAGCTTGACCCGTCAGTGGGTCCTGGTATGTCCCGCCATAGAGCGCCACGGCTGTCCCCCCTTGGGTGGGTCACGTGGGAAGGCGTCACGTCACCACCCCGCACGGTCACCCGACTAGGCTGGCGCGTGGTCCAGGGTCACCTTACAGAAGGCCTCGGGCAGTTCCACGGACAGGCACAGGCGCTCTTCCGCCAGGATGGCGATCATGTTCCTGACAAAAAAGTCAGCGTGTTGGTCGGACACCCGGATGGCCGCCTGTTCACGGTCCCACAGGCGCGCGCCATAGGCCCACGCGCCAACACACGCCTCGCCCTGGGTGATCTGGCTGAATTCCACCACCGGCCACCCAAACACCCGATTCTGGCCGCGTTCCTGAACGGAACCCCAGATATAATGCTTGTCGGACCCCTTGGCCAGCGCGATGTCTTCCCAGTCGAACGGATGGACCACGCCACCCGTGACCGGATACCCGGCGAGCGCACAGTAGGTTGAAGCGCGCCGCAAGGCATCCAGCTTGCTGTCGTCGATCTTCCCGCCGCTCCAAGGGTAGGACAGGATCCCGGCGTCTGTCAGGATTCCGGCCAGCTGTTCCGTGGTATCGGTCCCATACAGGAGCTGACGGTCACGGGACAGCTTCAGGCCTTCCAGCAGGCGCTGGTCCACGTAGGAACGAAGGGCCGGCGCATCCGAAAGGACCTGGCGGCTGGCCGGGACGAAGTGGGCCAGGGTCCGGACTTGCTTGGCCACCACCTCCATGGCCGGCTGGGCCGCCGGCTTCAGCTGGGCCTCGGGTGTACAGACGTGAAGCAATCCGGTCACGGCCGCCCCCGACGACAGACCCGGATCGATCCCCGATGTGACCGTGATGGTCAGATTGGCGTGGTCCACGCCCGCGGCGTCAATCACCCGGTCCTGTCCGCCCACCTGAATGGACTGGCCAGGATAGAACCCATAGGTGTTGGCCACTGAAAGGACGGTCTGGAACTGGGCCTCGTTGGCGGATAATTCCGTGTAGACCTGATTGAACCGGGTTTCCCGAACAAACTCGATGGATCCCTGTTGCGTGGGGACCACCCTCAGCAGGTCCGCCACCCTGGGCTGAATCGCCGGTGGCATGATGATCTCTGCCAGGCGCTGGCTCGGGAACACGTGAAGGGTCCCGGCCGTGTCCGCCACGGTGGACAGCAGGGACTTTCGTTCCATGGCCAAGAACGATTTGACGTCCACCGGCTC